AATGGTACAACCGGAAGGCTTCCGGGCATGCTATGCGATCACTAGCTCCTCGTCTTTGTCTTGGCGGCCTTCTTGCCCGACTCCTCCTTGAGATCCTCAGGCTTCACGAGCGCATTGAACTCCATGTCCTTCTGTCCTTCCTTCTTGATCTCTTTGCGGTACAGTTCCCGGTTGGTCTCCTGATCGACGATCGCGACAACCTTGACGTACTCCTTGATCCGTCGGAGCAGGAGCTCCATGATCTTCCGTCTCGGTTTCTCGACCGGGTTGTCCCCGTTGCTTTCGAGCTGAAGCATCTGCTCGAGGAGAGTCTGGTCGGTAATGTCGGGGATGACGTCCCGGTAGAGCCGGCGTTCCGGCATGTTGATGAGATCCTGTGCCCGCGGGAGGGAGTTCATCTTCTGCATCTCAGCCATCATCGCTCGTGTACGAGCAGACGGTTTGATGTTCCTTCCCCACGCACTCGGTGGCTTCTCCGTCTCGTCTTTCAGAATCACGAGCCGCTTGATTCGGACTGCGTGCTGGATTCCAGAGATGTCTTCGTTCTCGGGAACCTCACCCAGGTTGGACTTTCCCTCGAGGTTGAACTGGTGCAAGAAGAGACCGGACTTGTCGCGGTCGTCGAAGTAACCAGAGTACCGGGGATGAAGAGCGACAATGTTTCCCGGTTGGACAACCTCTTGTTTCTGGCGAGGCATTTCTTGGTCCCCCTTGTCAGAAAGGGGAGGAAGGACATATGTCTTCCTCCCCTTCCAACAGATGTGCGTTGACTAAGACTACGAACGAATTACGACAGGTCAGCGTGCGTGACGCCAGACGGCAACGTCGAAGCCTGGTTGATGACCGTCAGGACCTGGTTGTTCGCGTTCTCGAAGTTGTAGTTCCGGTCGATCAGGATGTTGCGTGCGACAGCCACGCTCTTCCCCTGCTCGTGGAGACCAAACCCGTAACGCTCACGGATCTTGAGGGCACGAATGTCACGCGCCGGATCGTCGAACTCTTCCGTCTCGACGGGATCGCGAGTCACGAGAACACCCGTGCTCGAGGAGTCGAGGAGGATGACCGAGGTCGACGGCTTGGTCGTGCCCGTCAGACCCTGATCGAACCGGACGTACGGAGTGACGAGAACGCGTAGAGGCACGCCGAGCCGCGGCGGAATGAAGAAGGTTGCGGCCAGCGGATTCAGACCAGTCACCCATGGGTTCGCCCCGATCTTGCCGAGGATCGAATCCGGGCCCGAGCCCTGCGTCGAAGACACGCCGGCGCCAGTGGCCGTGGTCCGAAGACCCCAACCATTGTGCGACGTACCCCAACCCGGGGACGGAGCGCCCTGCGGGAGGCTGCGCGACTGAAGACTGTCGCCCTCCTTGAGGACCTCACGAAGCTCGGTGTCGGTCATGAAGAGCTTCCACGCCAGCGGATGCACGATCAGCGTGTCCGGGTTGAAACCACGGAGCACGAGATAGGTCCACATGTCGAAGAAGTCGTTGAGGGTCATCGTACCGTTCGCGGCGCCGGTGATGTCACGACCAGTCGTCGTGCCTTCGATACCATCATCAGAACCACCCTGGTAGTTGTTGAAGACAGTCACTCCCATGTCGTTCAACAGCTTGAGACCCTTCACCTCCTTCAGGCGGGCGAGCGCACGACCTGCGGCGCGAAGCCACAGACCCACGACGTCCCACTGACTGTCGGTGATCATCTCGTCCGAAACGCGGAGCATCACACCCTTCTTCGACACCGCGACGGCGACCATGTCACCGCCATCGAGATCGGGCTGGCGCTCCGGATACTCGCCCGTCTCCGAGACCTCTCCGGCGATGATCGCACCGACAGAACCGATCTGAATCGAGCGACCGGCCTGCAGCTGGACCTCTTCGAAGACGTTCGGGACAACGACGAGGTTCGGTTCGAGGGCCTCTCGAACCACGGTCTCGACCACCTTGGGGATGAACCGCGTTGCGTCAGGAGTCGTGAGCAGATCCTCGATCGACAGCTGCGCGGGCATCTTGTTCTCGGTGGCAACGATTCCGTTGTTCGTGAACGCCTCGTAGAACTTTCCGAAGGTCTTGCGATCCTTCTCAGTTACGATGGCGTCTTCCAGAATCTTACCCATGTGGTAGCGTGCCTCCTTCTGTTCGTATTCGTTCTGGTTGATACCCGCCGCTACTAGCCGATGTGCAGCTGGATACGGGCCATGCCGAACGCGCCGGAACGGACCGCGTTGACGATGGTAGAGATCGACGGAACTGCCGAATCACGGTTCGTGATGTAATCCCGCACGAACGTGAAGAGATGCAGCGGCAGACCGCCCGTTTCCGTACCCGGCATCATGCTACCCGGGTAGGTGTCCACGACGTCGAGATGATCCTTCGGGAACCGGTTGTCGAGAGCAATCACACGACCAACCGTATGTGCCGTCCACGGCTCGGCAGTCGCGCTGAACGACGAATCGAGCGCCGCGTGCTGGGTCCGGAACTTACCGAACGAGTCCGAGCACACGAGTGAACCCACGCGAAGAGGCGCGTTGGTGCCGCCGTTGTGGTTGTAGATGAACTGGTGCTGACGGTAGAGCGCTGCGTAGTTCGCCGTCGTCGCAGTGCCTTCGACGTTCGTGGTCGCCGTCGCGCCGTTCATCGAGCCCCAGCGCGAAAGATTCACCGTGTTGTCGAAGTACGGAACCGCGATGTACCAGTCGTCGAGAATGCCCCACTTGCTCCAGGGCGGTTCGTAGTTCAGGTACTTGCCGCGGATGTCCTGGTACACATCGTACGTGACGATCCCGATCGGGTAGTTCGCGAGACGGCCCGGCGTGTCGTCGCCCACCGCTGCATAGTTCCCGTCGACCTTGATCGTGGCATGCGTCACATCGAGCGCCGAGTACTCCTCGAGCGCATGCGAACCGGCGATGTCGATACCGCCGTTGCAGATCGTCAGGAGGCCGGCGACGTGCTCGTCATAGCCCCAGTACGAAGAGTCGATGTTGGCCGACCAGGTGTTCGCGCCTGCCGTGAGGTTGTCCTCGCCGACGTAGACGGTGGCACCGGAAGCTGGCGGCGCGATCGGAGAGGTCGTCTGACCTTCGCGATCGTTGTACGCCAGCGCCGAGACGATCGTGCCCTTCGGGATGACGATCCCGTCTGCGAGCTCGACGTCGGTAAAGTAGACAGGAAGGAAGTGCAGCGGAACGAAAACATCCGCCGGTCGCTGACCTTCCGAGCACTCGATGATGCCGCGGATCTTCGACGTCAGATACTTCGCCGGCGCTGTACGGATCGGAATGCGCCGAGTGTTCTGAGTCGTGAAGTTAAGAGATTGCGCCATTGTTGATTACAGTCCCCCTTCTTGGGTTTTGGTCCCCTGGTGGCTTAGTTGGCGCCGCCGAGGATGGCCTGAACTTCCTCTGCCCGATTCTTGAATTTCCGACTGTTACCCGTGCCCTTCTCCTTCTCATCCTGAGTGATCGCAGGAGACTTCACGGATCCGGGCTCCACCTCGTTCTTGTCTGCGTTTTCCTCGAGCTTGAGATCCTCGAGGAGTGCAGCGAGAACATCCGACGAACGCTCGGTGTACGACGTAATCAGCGCGGTGCGCAGATCATCGCGGTCGTTCTCTTCGGCCTTCCAGTACGCTGACGTGTCCGGCTTGTGGAGGGCGATCCGCTTGTCCACGACTCGCTCGGCGAGCGTGCGGTGGAGCTTCTTGTAGCTCTCACGGTTGGTAGAGAGGAGCTTTTCGTTTTCCTGTTCTGATTCTGTTAGGGCACGCTCGAGCTCCTCGATCTTGGAATCGCGAGTCTGAAGATCGACTTCCAGCTTTCCGATCTTGGTCTCGAGAACCTTGATTTCGTCCTTGGCAGGAGGAGCAGGCGTGAGGGACTTCAAGTGCTCTTTCACAATGGCGAGATCCAGAATCTGCTCGAGAGTTGCCTCGGCCAGCGCGGGAGTCGTCGCCTCGGACTTCGCTTCCTTCGTGTCCTTCGGATCTTTGGCTTCTCCGTCGGCTTCTGCCTTCTCGTCGGAGAGCGTGTCGTCGAGAGGACCTTCGACCAGATCGTTCAGGGACTCGGAGAACGTATGGATGAACTTGTGGATCGCCGCGTGATCTTCTGCGACGGCCTTGTCACCATCCGCCTTTTCGAGTTCACCGTCGTAAAGAGTGTGGAGGAGGTTGTGTGCCATCGAGAACATCGAAACCTGATCCGCATTCTTCACGTCCAGAGTTGAGTCACCGTAGACCGTCTTGAAGTTCGCAAGGAACTGAAGGTCTTCGGCCTTCTCCTTGGTGCTGCCTTTCCCGCGCTTCCGCTTCATCTGCGTGGCCTCCTCCTTCAGCGTATCGGCAATGATCTTCGTTGCCTTCGCTGCGAGCTTCTTCTTGGGTTGGTCGTCGCCATCCATCACGAAATCGAGGGTGGCGAACTCGGATGGCTTCCACATTTGCTTGACTTTCGCGTGAGGATCCGCGGGGACATTGACAAACGACTTCTCGTCATACGTGAGCTCACCGATGTCCCAAATGCACTCCCTCTTCTCTCCGTCGACTTCGTATTGCTTTCCCTTGACATGGGGACACATCTCGTCTTCGGCGAGATTGACTTCGCAAACCGAACACACAACGTCAGAAGACCGGGCGCCGATCGACACCGTGGTGTATCGACCATCCAGGAGCTTCTCGATTGCCGACTTGTCTCTTACGGAAACGAGAAGTTCACAGTGACCATCGGGTCCACCGTCGAGCGCGAGCTCAGGCGTATCGACGTACATGGCTTGCTTCACGCGGCCGAGGGGCTCGCCCATCTTGTCGTGGTGAGCGAGAACGGGCTTCTCGTACGGATGGGTCCAGGTCGTAACGTTCCGGGCCATCCATTCCGGCCGGTATCGAGTGTTGTTGCGGGTCTTGATTCCGGAGTGCGTTGCTTCGATGACGACGAGGAGCTCATCGCCGTCAGCAGCATCCGTGATCATGATTCGGGCGCGTTCTCTTGCGCCCTCTTTCATGCGGATGGGATACTCCTCGGTAAGATGAATCGATCTCGGCATATCATCCTCCTGGAGGATTACGACTGAGTTAGCGTCGGTTCACAGCAGCACTCGGCGTGGTAGGGTGGGAGGTCGGCGTAAGTAATCGGACCTTCCAAAGAGACGACGGGAACATGGAGCCGACACTTCTTGTCGGGATCCCCGCCCGTCATTCGAATGTGAACCTCTTTGATTCCCGAGAGCTTTGCGGATCGCGCGAAACCGATTGCGTAGGAGAGCCGGAGTTTCGCGTTCACGAGGAATCTGACCCGGTACCTATTGGTTTCGAAGCTTGCAACGACGTCGAGAGCAAGATCTTCCAAGGAGGACGATCTGGCTGCTCGTGCGACGTCGGACTGGATGTCTCTCAGGATCTTGCGAACGCTCGCGTTGGCATGATCTCGAATCTCATCCATGTCTCGCAGAGCTGGATCTGCTTGTGCCTCGTTCAGTTCGCCGAGGGCCGAGTAGACACCCTCACGGTAGGCTCGGACCATGTAGACCGACGAAGTTCTCGCCATGTCTTTGGCCGAGAGGTCGAAGTAGAAATCGAGGAGAGACCTGTCGAACGACTTCAAGACAGGATTCTTTGGAAGTACCTGCCTCTTAAAGAATTGTACCACATCCTGTTGCAAAATGTCATACGAGCGTGACATCTCTGACAGAAAATCAGTCCGACCCAGCTGGTTCAGTCGATCTCGCGCTTGGTCTGGAATGGTATCTTCGATGTCGTCATTCTTGGGAAGAGTTGGTGCAAGCTTCTTCCCGTATTGGTTCGCGGGGCGATCCTTGTTCGATGCGCTCTTGTTGCCCGACGGACCAGCCGGCGCCGGAAGTCGTTGAGGCGCTTCGGCTTTGGAGGCAGACTCGCCTTCCTTCTTCGGTGCTCCCGATTTGATGGAGCCCGACTGGTCCGAGTACGGTTCATCAATCGACTGTATGATGGCCTTGGGCTTGGTGATGAGTTCCCATGCAGTGTCCATCCACTCTTCGGGGTGCATTGGATCTTTTCCAATACTTCTCCGAAGTTCTCCGTGAGTGATGGCATTTGCATTGAAAAGTTCGATCGTGTGGTTCTCCGCTTTGATCTGCGTGTCGATGTCGATCTCTGGGATGAAGAGCTCGACGAGGTAGTCGTGATCCTCAACATCCCACTCGAATCCACCCTCGAGCAGGAGTTCCTTGATCATGAACTCGTCAACGAAGCACTTGATGGTGTGTTGGAACTTCTTAGTAGCTTCCTGCATCGTCTTGTCCATGACGACGGCCGTTCCGCGGTTCGAGGTGGAACCTTCGCCCATCTCGACGCCCGACATACCGAGTCCGGAGAGGACGCGGTTCTTGAAGTATGCGAGGTACCCCTCGGCTCGGAGAGCGCGGCCCTCGGCGCCCACAGCGGTGACGGTGTGCCGGTCCGGGGTGATGAGCATTCCGTTCGTCGGCATCTCGTTGATGAGAGCGCGCACGGCCATGACCTCGTCATCCGTCCCGGGCTGCTTCTCGGAACCCACCGAGTAGTGATAGAGCGGGATGGCATGCTGGAAGATGAGGATCTCGATGTTCTCTTCCATCCGGCGAAGAGCGCGGATGTCGTCGAGGACGGGGATCACCATCGGGGTGCCGAACGTCAGTCCCACATGCCGCGATAGATACATGTGGATGACGTCGTCGGGATGCCACTCAGGCCGGCGGTTGACACCCGGGATCTCCTGGCGGTACATGAGGAGCTCGCCGTTGTCTTGCTTGGCGACCTTCACCGAAGTGGTATCGATCGGGAAGTATCCGGCGAC